CTACTTGACCACCATCTAATGTTGTAAACTTAAATGACTTCCACTCAGGGTCAGAACCTAAACCCTTCTGGTATATGTCATAAGACCAGTTACCATAACCTCTAGGTGTTCCTATAAATAATACGTTTCCTGTTACGTGCTTATCTGAGATTGTTGGTCGTAGAACTTCTGTCCAAGCTTCAACTGGAATATCTGCATACTCATCTAATAATAAAAAATCCAATCCAACTCCTCTTAAATTGTCTGGTGATTTGTCAGCACCTTTTAAACTTATCTGAGAACCATTCCTAAGAATTAGTGATAGTTCTGTTTCATTGGCATATTTAATCCATCTTTTTTCAGTTGTAAGTTTCTTTAGTTGTTTCCACATAATCTCCTTACTCATTCTGTAAGTTGGTGCTACGTAAAATATCTTTGAGTTAGGTTTGCGACTTGCAAATCTTAATAGTTCATACATGGCTAGGTGTGTCTTGCCGAATCTTCTGCCTGTAATTAAAACTCTAAATCTATTTGGACAAGTATAAACATCTAGTTGTGGTTTACTAAATGGCATTTAATTAACTGATTTATGTGCGTTCTCTAAATCTTCTTCTAGCTTTTTAATAATTAGGTTTAGTCTTTGTATTTCTTCTTGGTTAAGATCAGCTTGTTTTAATGCTTCATACAATCTTACTTCAAGATCATGGCTTCCTCGCATTTTTCTATCAATCATGCTCTTTGGCTTTTTTCTTCCACACATTTGAATATCAAATCCTTATATACTATACCTTGTTCGTTTAAAATTTCTACAATTAAGTCTGCTTGTTTATCAGCAAAATTAATACAATCTTCTAAAGATGGAAATGTTCTATTATCTTCCATCTTTAAAAATATGGGTCTATAATCATTCCCATTAAATATCATTAAGAAAAATATAGCGAAGTATTCCACTACTTTTTCTTATTCTGATATGCCCTCAAATATCTTCTACCCAAAGCTACTGCTTCAGATTTGCTTTTGCCTTTATAACCCCAAGCTTCCAAGCTTAGTTTTAATCTTGTCTTGCGTCCTTTAGCATCAAACAATCTACCCTGACTACTTCCCATTCTAACTAAGAATGAACCTTTGCGTCTATATTCAGTCAAAGTGTCTGGTCTTGATTTAACTGGTGGTCTTAGATTACTACCAGTTGCCCTGTTATATCTTGCTCTACCAGAACTGCTGAGACCACCTCGTGGGTTTTTGTCAGCACTTAATAGACTAAACTTTTTCATTTTTTCTTTGTGTTAATAGTTATTGCTTTTGGTTTTCTAATAGTAAGGTTATGTCTTTTCATAAGAAGTAATACAGTACAGTTAGTACAAGCTTTAATATGTTGCTCTAACTTGTTTGTTATTTCTTTGTTACAAAATACGCATTTACTTGCCATCTTCTACCTTCAATTCTATTTTTTTAGGTTCTTCTACAATGTCGTATATTGGTAAAGGTGTATTGCTATCGGATTCAATAATTTCGTTTCTTTGTCCGAGCATTTGTTTGCCTAACCAAATCAACATAACTACATTACCCTTTTCAACTGCCATTTGCCATTGTTTTCTTCTCAATGAAATATTGCCTTCTGATCTTCCTTTGTCTATTTCTGCTGAAAAATTATTGTGTAATGTATCTCTATGGCAACCAAAGAAGTCTGCCATTTCTTGCATAGTACAATGTAATCTTGCTAATCTTTTGACTTGTTCTGGGTCAATATCAAGCTTTGGTCTGCCTACCTTTTTCTCCTCAGATTGAATTGTATGTTTTTCCTGATTGCTCATGTATAGCTTCTTTTCCAGTAAATTGTTGCCATCTGTTAATAATTACATCTGTATAAGCTTCGTCTAATTCAAAGCCAAAACATTTTCTATTTTGTTTTTCACAAGCAATTAATGTGCTTCCACTACCTAAAAATGGGTCATATACGTTTTGATTTGGTAAAGAACCATCTTCTAAAAGCTTTTCTAACAAACCTACTGGTTTCATTGTAGGGTGTAAATCGTTTTTAAGTGGTCTATCAAAATCTATAACACTTGCTGTTTTGTTTCCATAAAACTTGTGTCTATTTTTCCAACCATAAATTATAAACTCGTGTTTCATTAAATAATCCATTCTGCCTAATACGTGGTTATTTTTATTCCAAACTAAATATGTAGATGTGTAGAATTTGTTTTCGTCTAAAGCCATTCTAACATTGTGTAGTTGTTGTGATGTTATAAATATATAAAAAATGTTGTATTCGCTAAACGGAATAATAGACATAAATTTACTACAGAAGTCTTTAATATCTTCTATTTCGTCATTTTTAATATCTTTTTGGATTCTATTTCCTTTATCAAATTTATTTAAGAACTCGTTTTTGGCAGAATAATTAACTCCGTAAGGTGGATCTGTTAATACTAAGTCCATTGTTTGACCTTTAAACATAAGATCAACATTTTCAGGTAATGTTGAATCTCCATTAACTAATCTGTGGTTACCCAATAACCAAACATCACCTACTTTAGATTTTGGGTTAATTGGTTTTTCTGGTACTGCATCATCATCTGTTAGACCTTTGTTTTCTTTGTTAAGTAAATCCAATATAAAATCGTTTTTAAATCCTAATAAATCTATATTAAAATCTTCATCTTTAAGCCCTTCAATCTCTACTGATAACTTTTCTAAATCCCATCCTGCGTTAAGTGCTAATTGGTTATCTGCTATTATTAAAGCTTTGATTTGTGTCTTGGTTAATCCCTGAACTATTATGCAAGGTACTTCTTCGTGTCCTAATCTTTTAACTGCTTGTAATCTACCATGTCCAGCTATGATTGAATTGTCAGGTGCTAATAGTATTGGGTTTGTAAAACCAAATTCTTTAATGCTAGAAATAAGTTGTGTAATCTGTTCTTCGCTATGAGTCCTACTATTGTTTATGTAGGGAATAAGTTCAGATACCTTCTTTTTAATAAGTTCCATAAATTAACCGACTATGTGTTCGTTATTTGTTCTTTAGTCTTTTTTTAGTGATTTGTAAAGAAACTCTAGTAGATTCTGGTTTTGATAAAGTATATGGCACATTCCATTAGCTAATGAATTGCAGGTTATTTCTTCTGCTTTAGCTGGTAAATCTATTTTGTATTCATCATGTATTAAATGGAATATCTCGTGAAGTAGTGTGTTGCTCATTTCAATATTGTCTAATGATTTGTCTATAGTCATTATGTTTTTGTCTGATTCAAATTCGCCAAAAATCTTTTTCTTAGATGCTGTTTCGTGGTCAATGTAATCTAACTTAACCAGTCTGCTTCCAAAGACTATCTCGTTAGGTAAGTTCATTTGCAAATTCTAATTAGTAAATAAATTACAGCTATTATTGTTATTAACAATACTAAACAAATTAATGAATATGTCATTTTGATTTAAGTTTCTTTGCTATGTAAAGGTTTTTAACAAAGCTGTTTTTCTTGCCGAATTTTTGACCTGCTGATCGTCTTGCAGTTTTATATGCTTTGCTTTTTTTATTAAAGGATTTTGGACTTCCTAAATTAGGTGGTCTTTTAGTTTCCCAAATAGGTTTCTTCATTTCTTTTTTCTCTTAGGTTTTTTAGTTCCATAAACTCTATAAGTTCCTTTAACTTTCATTTTGTTTTTAATTAGAACTGCTAAACTCGTGGAAGTTGTCTCGTTTGCCATTATATCTTGCCTTTGTATTTAATTAATATCTGCTTAACATGATTTGTGTATTCTTTGCTAGTGCTAAAATTGTCTAATGTATCTGCTAATTTCATAGGGTCTTTAGTTCTAGTTCTTGTTTGTCTAAACTCTTGATAGTGATGATTATTGTTTAGAGTATTAATGTAGTGTCTTACAGATTGGCATTTAGTTGAATATATTTTTACTCGCCAATTTATTGATTCGTGTTGTTTCTCAGGAAGCATACCATTCTTAGACCATACTCTAACTCCAAATAGATTATTGCCTTCCTTAGCAAATCTTGAAGTACCGAAGTTACTTTCAACTATGCTTTGTGCAATAATTAATGATGTTGGTATTTGTTGGTCTTTGTGTATGTCCAAGTTTACATAGGCAATACATTTCTGCATACTTGCTATAAACTTATCTGATGAAGTGTTATCCACTTTAGGTTCAAAGAAACCTATCTTCCTAATTTC